CAATATCTTCACTAGAATATTCAAAAGTCTTACACTTTAGTTTAAATGCTGGTACATTATGAATTTGATAGAATGGGTCATCATGGTCTACAAAAGATATTTCAAATATCTTTTTTACTTTTGGAAAGTAAACCAAGTCACCTTCATTTGGTCTTGTCTTTACAATCAAATTGGAGTCATGTGATACTAATTGTTCAAATCTTCTTCTTGCAACTACAAAGGTTACATCCTCGTTCATTTGTAAACCAAACTTGGACATAATTTCTTTTTCACCTTCATATCCTTCTACGTTCTCAAAATACATTTCGATAAGATATGCATCACCAAATTTAGACAAAGTATCCTCTCCAAAAAGATTGTCCTCTTTGACTAATGTTCTGGGAATATAAAATACTTCTTGACCATAAATCTTCAACTGTTCTATCATTAAGTCTTCATAGAGATGTTGTTCTGGTCTTGTTCCAGTGTCGAAATATACATTTGTCGGCATTAAATTATCCTATCATGTAATTAGGTGGTAGTTCATACGCAAGTTGAATCTGTTCTTCTAACTTTTCTATGTCTGCCTGAGCCTCCTCAAACAATTTTGCACCATTGAGTGTTACACCACCTAACATTTGTACACCTTCAAATTTAGAAAGGTTTGCACCCCACTGTCTTTTGATAAGTGCAGTCGTATATCTTTTTAAATAAATGTCGTTAAATATATCTGTATATGTTGATGGGTCTAGTTTACGATAACACTCAATAATTAAAAATTCACCAGCAGTAATATCCGTTGACCAATCCATATCTATATATAATCTGTTTTGATGTTGATTAAAACGAATGGGTTTTTCACCAACAAGAATATGGTCTAAGAAATCTAGTTGTCTCATAGTCATTTCATAGTGAATTATAGATTCACTACTAAAATCATATAAATCATTTAGTCGTAATTGATAACGAACATCAAACATATTTGTGGTGTTTTTGTCAGTAAAGTCAAATACTTTTACTACAGACAAAACACTATCTGGTACAGGAATAAATCCTTTACCTTCCAACCACGATGCTGTAATTGAATTATCTACTGTGTCTGTTGCAGTTACTGAAGTGTTGGTTGCGGCTCTGTCAATTTCTTCTTGTGTCACTGCGTGTTTAAGATAAACTCTTTCAACACCATCATAATGATATTGTGAAAAATATTGTAGTGCATCATCAATTCTATCATCTACTTGGTCATCATCGACATTAATTTCAATAACAGGTTTACCTAACTGTCTAAGACAATGTTCTTTTAATGCAGCTCTTGAATTTGGTGTTGCCATATCTTTATTCCTTTATGCCTGAGACTCAGCCCAAGATATTCTAGCCGAGGCTTTGAATTGGTTTGATGCGTTAATACCACTAGTGTCTAGAACTCTTACGGCTATCGTCAGAAGGTCAGGCCCATTTGGAAAAACTCCATCTCCCCCTAGAATACTGTTACCAAGGTCAATAACTTCACCTAACGTAAAGTTAGATGTGTTTGAGGTGTTTTGTCCAGCGCTGTCTTCTGGGCCGCCTGATGCTCTAAACTGGAACAAGTTGGAGCCGCCAAATATTTCTTGACCAATCTCATGTTTGATAGTCTGACAAAGAGAAGGTGATTGCACATTCTCAAAGTTTGTTGTACTAAGGTCACTATTCAAAATCATTGAAACCTCACAGTCATGCGTCAAAACCACACCAACTGTGTTCAGTTTCAATTGCATACGATTAATAATATCTCTCTGTCCTAGACCTCCAGATAATCCCCCATCTACTGAAGGAGCAAGACGAATAGAGATGAGAGGTATAAGAGTCGTACCCAAATCCACAACTGCTGTACCAGCAGCGGCCGCTCCAAAACTGACAGATGTACCTTGGGGTACTGATGGGTAAGTTCCAGATGCCGGTGTGGTGCTACCACTGGTAACGTATATTCTGGCTACGGCACGAGTCGCAGCATAACCGCTACTTCTATACACAGTTGAGTGTATTACCTCTCCTGTCAACTCACCGCCTGAGGTGTATAGAGGCGTTCCAGTAATTAACTTTGAAGCATCAGATTGTGCAAACGGTATGTGAACATACCAATCAAAGTTTCTTGTATTTTTGTTGTATTGAAACTTCAAGGCTGAGGCTTCTGTTGTCGTTGCACTAATCGGCAATCCGTTTGAGAACGACAGAGTATTAGAGTTGGATGTAAACAGGTAAGCTTTATCATCATCAAATGTTCCATCCATGATTACAGATGTTCCCCAGTGGAAAAGCGCTGGATAATACTGAGGCGCTGTAGTCGTTCCTACCTCATATCTTGCTGGTAAGTTTCCAGACCTAAAGTATGATTCTTTTAATTTATTGTTGTGAATAAACTCATGGGTGTAGATGACCTTTCCATCATTGGCCTTCCAACCGAATCTAATTTTACCAGCACCATACCAAGCGTAATCCATGTAGGCCATTTGTATCTTTTTGAGGTCTAGGTTGAATCCACTCTGACCAGTACCGTCACATGGGTCAACACTCCAGTTCGATTGAGGGATTTTGGTGTCCACAGTTTTTGTGATGATAACTCCTGTGCCTCCCACTCCTCGATATGCTGGAGCGATTTCTATAGTGGACGCTCCATCTACGTTTGTGACTTTGTAACTTTGTCCACGAATTACAATCATGTCACCAGCTGTCAATTGTCTGTTTGCAGAAGTGTTTATGCCTGTAACTGTATGACTTCTATTTGTCACGGCATATGTACCACTCAACTGTTGAGTTGAGCTTCGTCTGACGCAGTAGATTGTCTGTCCGTCAAACTCATAAAAGAATCCATTTTGTTCATCAAACATACCGCCACGCACATAACTATCGGTATAAGAGTTTATGTAAACATCTGGGAAACCAGTTGGTTGAGCGGTCAAGGTAGGGCCTCCACTGCTGTAGGTAAATGTAAAATCATTTGGAACTGTCGCAACGGTAAAATTACCGTTGAAATTAGCATCACCTGAGCCAACGATTTCAATACTATTACCAGCATTCAATCTATGTGGATAGCGTGTAGTCGCCGTAGCAGTAGTTCCACTACCGTTGAGTGTTTCTAACTGGGTAGGTGGATTAAAGTTCATTGCATAACTTGTCTGGATACCTTTACCAGATTGGTATCTGAAATACTTTCTTGTCTGTCTTGCAAGGCTACAGTTAGGCGATGTGCCGGTTTGAATAGCGACACCCCCATCAAATGGTTTATGTTGGAACGACCCATTAGGACGCACATATAATTCCGTTTTGCGAAATACCTTAGAGGACGTAGATGAAAAACTTAGCGGTGCTGTGAGTTCAATTTCTAAGTCTGTTGGAATAATCTTGACTTCTGATTCCACAAGCGTAGCTGGGTTTGTGGTTGTATCTTTGATAATAATGGAATCACCTGTCTTCCAATATCTCTTGAATAGACTGTTTTCATCTCCAGTGATTTTTGCACTACCAGTTGTTGTTGTAATAACACCAGCTTGTGGAGTCATGCCCGTAACAGAGTTGATTGTAATTATATGATTACCACTGCCTGCGTTAGTAAAATTAATATTCAGTCCGGCCAGCGCATCATTTTTAGAGGAGGCAACTTTTATTAAATCCTCGTTGATTACAATAGCGTAATATGTATTACCACTGGTTAGTTCGTTTATTTTATTTGTAGCTGTGTACACGAACGGCATACCAGTTATCAGTCCATGTCCTGTTGATTCGATTGTTTCGGCAGATGTACTGATATCAGACGTAGGAACTGTTAATTCTCTAGGACTTGATGCAAAAGGTAATTGCAATCTGTAACTGGTTGATGATGGCGAATCATAGATAGGGAACGTACCATCCAACTCTCCGTAAGCAGGCCCAGTACCCCCAGCTGGTACTATTGAACCAAACGTGATATGAGCAGTTCCATTATTAGTGAAGTCAAAAGGTATATTCGTTGCAGTGTCAAATATTTGGAATCGGTTATTATCCAAAACTGTGACACCAACTGTGTCTCCAGAGGTCAAGGTAGGATAGTTAAAGTTAGTGGCAAACGCATCAATAATTCCGTTAATCAGATTTGTAGCATCTGTTGATGACCAAGTTGTATTATTTGGAACTTTCATCTGAAACATACCTGTGTAAGAACAAGCTGAATAGTCAGGCATTCCAGTAAAGATGTATCCACGAGTAGTGTAGCTTCGAACATACGCATATGCGTTTGTTGTTTGAGATGTGTTTACCGCCCAAGCGCTTTTCCATATCGTTATTATTGATATGATAGCGCCAGTATGACTGCCAAAAGTAGACGGTATATACAATACACCAGCGGCATATCTGAATCCGTTTCTGGTGCCATTGCTCTGCTCTAGTAAGATTTGATTGGAAGTGACATTATTCCTATAGACGTTTCCGTTAAAATATGATTCTGCATTGCTTTGATAAGCCGCCTGTGGGTCAGCGGCATGACTGATTAACCCATACGGAACTGACGCCCCATTTGTGTTTAGGTTTTTGTACATATTAAAACCTAGATACTGAGGATGGTCAGTATTGCTCAGCGTCTGAATCAAGGTATCATCTGGAACACTTCCAAAGGGGTGATTTGTTGCTGCTCTGCTTTGATTATTGCCTAGTCTGCAATATTGATTAGCATCGAAGCGATTGAAATTATCATCACTAGATGACCCTTGAGCTCTCATGCGTAATGGACTAGTACCAACAGTAAAGTTCGTAAACTTTGAGCTGTTCGATGATTGCCAGGCTTCAATTGCATCTCTTGCTATGGCGTGCATCCGAGGCAAATGTTTAGATGCAGTTTCAAAAGTAATCGCTCCAGATAAGACAGTTGGTAAAGCGCCCCCACTGGTAGCTGTTATTGTCGTTTGATTATTTGTCGTTAGTCCATGATTTGCATAATAAAATGAATCTCTATTGGTCTTTGTAACATCAATGGTAAGACCGCTGACAGTTCCATCTAACGAGAAAAACTTCTTGCCTCTCAATTTCAAGCGATTGTTATCAATCTTTTCAAGAGGAACTGAATTACCAGATAGATTTGTAAGGGAATGGGCCGTACTGTTCCAGCCTCTAGTACCAACGCTTTCATAAAAATTACCACTCGTTGTAAGGGTCATGTTGTCACCAGTTAACGCTCCATGATTTGTTACATAAAGGGTGTCTGCCTCTGGGTCACGAACTAGAGGTATCATGTAAGTAGTTTTCGCTGTGAATGTGACATTATATGAGCCGCTATAGTTATAGCCGTCTGAGTACAAAGTGTAAAATTCATAATCAGCATTTTGATTAACATTCATGTATAATCTTGCATAACCTGTCTCAGACCCCCACACAGCATAGGTATAACTTTCAAATTTCTCTGGAACTTCAAAAGGGAAATACCGATAAACTATATCATTGTTACTGGTTGCGGCTGTTATTGGAAAATGAAAGTTAGAATTAT